TAACAAAGAAAAGGCTGGTCCAAAGAAAAAGTGGAACAGTCAACGTGAAGGTTTTCAGGAATCTCTGAGATATCTACAGGGTAGAATGAAGGGTGAGATTAAGAGTCTCAGAACACCATGGGCAAAGTTTAATAATGCAACTACAGATGGATTAGAGTGGAATACCTTCACTGTAATTGCCGGTAGACCTGCCAGTGGTAAGACTCTTATTGCAGAGCAAATTGTAAGAGAGTCCTTTCCTCTTAACCCCGGTGAGAACTTTAGAGTCCTGCAATTCCAATTTGAGATGCTAGCAAGAACTTCTGCAATACGTGAGTATTCCAGTGTGATTGGTAGGTCTTACAAGTACTTATGTAGTGCTGATGGAAAACTTTCAAGTGATGATTTACAAAAATGTTATGATTACGCAAAAGCCAAAATAAAATATCCCATAGACGTAGTAGAGAAGTCTTGTACCGTTGAAGAGTTCAAGCAAATAGTAGGGGAATACATGTTGGACCATGCGCATTATGATTCTGAGAATAATCTGATTTTTACAAAAGCACTGATTACTATAGATCACTCTGTACTATTTAAGAACGGACCTACAGAAAAGTCTAAGCAGGACATGCTAGCAAACCTAGGTGAAGCAATTACATCTCTTAAAAGACAGTGGCCGGTAGCATTTATACTCTTGAGTCAGCTCAATAGAAATATTGACAACCCAGAGAGAAGTGAAGAAGGTAAGTATGGTAATTATGTGTTAGAGTCTGATATATTTGGCTCAGATGCTATTCTTCAGCATGCTGATACTGTAATTGGTATCAATAGACCTGCTAAACAGAAGATTAGATTTTATGGACCAGATAGGTATGTGATTGAAGATGACAAAGTCTTAGTACTACACTTTCTTAAATCAAGAAATGGTGAAACCGGACTATGTTTCTTTAAGGCTGAATTTGAAAAGATGAGTATTGCAGAGATGATTACACCTCCTATACAGGAGAAAAGATTAACAACAAAATAGTACATTATGAGTTTAACAACAAAACCTACAATCAACAGGCAAGAAAAGACTGAAGAACTGTATGTGTTTCATGATTGGAAATTCAAGTTACTAGGTGAAGACAACCCAGTATTTATCCCCAAGTGTGCTTATGTGCCTAAAGGCATGGGAGAGCAACACATTGGATTCTTTCTTAGTGAAGTTAAGAAAGGTAAGGATATCTATACTGAGTTCACAAGTATTGACCTAGATCCTGAAGATCCTACCAGAACTCTTTACAAGTGGAGATTTAATCCTCACTATGAAGAAGAGTATGAGAAGACTGAACCCGCAGCCAATGGTCACTTCAGATATCTTGTCCCTGTTTCAGAACTGATTAAAATTGATGTTCAACAACCAGTTGAAGAGCCAGTTGGTCAATTCCCAGACTTTGATGAGATTATGGACCCGGACATGGATGCACCATTGGATCAAGTCACAATTAGAGACCTTGCAGCAATCATGCTAAAGAAACCTGTGAGCAACAAGAAGTGGTTAAATGACATCATTAATTCTTAAGTTATGGGAATAATATTGCCAACTGCAAAAGTTAAAGGGGAGAGAGTAAACCCCAAGAGAATAGTTATCTATTCTAAACCAAAGACCGGTAAAACCACAGCGTATGCTGGTCTTGAGAATAATCTCATTCTTGATTTGGAAAACGGAACTGATTATGTTGAAGCTATGAAAGTCAAGATCAGTAATTTACAAGAGCTCTTAGATGCCGGTAAGGCTATCAAGGAGGCAGGAAAACCGTATGATTATGTTACCATAGATACTGTAACTGCATTAGAGGAAATGATTATGCCATTGGCTATCAAACTCTATAAGCAGACGCCTATGGGTAAGAACTTTGACGGAGATACTGTAATCAATTTGCCAAATGGTGCAGGATATTTATATATTCGCCAGGCATTTTTCCAAGTCTTGGACTTTATTGATGGCTTAGCACCAACAATTATCTTGTCAGGTCACATCAAAGACAAACAAGTGGATGATAAAGGTGAGTTAGTTATGTCTGCCAATATTGATTTGACAGGTAAGATTAAGTCCCTGATTTGTGCACAGGCGGATGCTATTGGTTACATGTATAGAAAAGGTAATAAGACCATTCTATCATTCAAGACCAATGATGAAGTGACTTGCGGTGCAAGACCAGAACATCTCAGAAATGAAGAGATAGTAATTACAGAAATGATTGACAATGTCTTGCATACAACGTGGGACAAAGTATTTTTACACAAATAAAACAAAGAAAGATGGCATTAAGCACAACAGACTTAGGCAAAGAAGGTGGTAATGGACTACCTAAAACATTTGCACCGGGAAACCACACACTAAAGATTAACAGCGTGTATTTGGAAGAATTCAAATTTATTGATGGTGCAGTGCACTTCATGATGAACATGGAGACTGAGCCTATTGATGGGTTTGAAGGATTTATGATTGACAAAGATGATGAGAGCAAGGGTCACTATGCAGGTCAGATTGGTAGAGTTAAGGCTAGTCAATACGCATTTGCTGATGGTGAGACTAAGTCAGGTATCAAGATTCAGAGAGATAGATCTATCATGATCTTCTTGCAGAACTTGTGCAAGACTATGGGAATCAATGATTGGTTCTTGGCTCAAGATAACAAGCATGACACAATTGAGGAGTTGGTGAATGCATTTGCTAAAGATGCTCCTTTCAAAGATAAATATCTTGAATTCTGTATTGCTGGTAAAGAGTATGAAGGTAAAACTGGTTACACTAATTACGATATGTGGTTACCAAAAGGTTCTAAAGATGGATATGCTTATGCAGCTAAGGGTGCTAAAGTAATGCCTTACAATGAGGCAGACCACCTTAAGAAACTAGAAGTAAAACCTGTAAAGGATTTCGGTGATGATGATTTGGATATTCCAACAAGATCATCTTCTGACTTCAGTCTTGACTAAGCATAACAGCTTATAGTTAAGGGGGAGTCATACGGTTCCCCCTTTTCTATTAAATTTACACGTTATGATATCTACAAAAACAATTATTGGGGGCATAGAAGACGTGCCAAGAGAATGGATATTTGAGTATTATTTAAATCTCAAAGAAAGACTCACCGGTCAGGATGTAAAGATCCTATCTGCATTCAACTCAAGTGATAAGGTACCGTCAATGTTTATTTACTTTGACACAGTCAATGCACAGTACAAGTTCAAGGATTTTTCTTCAGGTCATCAGGGTGATGCAATTCATTTGGTAACCTGCTTGTTTAATCTTGGGACATTTGCCAACACGGTGAATAGAATTGTCACAGATTATGCTGCCTATGTCAAGGATAATAACATCTCTGTAACTGTAGAGCATCAGTTTCATGACAAGTACAAAGTCACTGACTATGAAATCAGACACTGGACTAACCTTGATGAGGCTTATTGGATGAGTTACAAGATAGGTTCTAAGTTATTAGAGCACTATAATGTATCTCCGCTAGAGTTCTTTACTATGGAGAAGACAGAACTAGATGGTAGTATCAAGTCTGTTAAATTCAATAGAAAGTATGTTTATGGTTATTTCAGGAATGATGGCTCTTTGTACAAGATCTATATGCCCAAGAATCCAGAGAAGAAGTTTATCAAGGTTGAGAATTACACACAGGGTTCTGATCAGTTAACATCTAGTAGTTGTGATGCTTTGATTATTACCTCATCTCTCAAAGACTTAATGGCATTCAGAAAACTTGGACTAGTAGGCTATCAGTCAATTGCTCCGGACAGTGAGAACAGTATGATTACTAAAACTGGTATGCATATATTGAAGCAAAGGTTTAAGAAAGTAATTGTCTTGTTTGACAATGATGAACCGGGTATTGCAGCTGCCAAGAAGTATCAGGAAAACTATGGTGTTAGCTATGTAGTGCTTGATATGGAGAAGGATTTATCTGATTCAGTTAAGGCTCATGGTCTTATTAAAGTCAAAGAAAAATTATTATCTTTATTAAATGAGTTGGATATACAAAAACGTTGAGTTCAAAGACTCAATGATTCCTGAAGGAGCTGTAGGCTTCATATACATGATGACTGCCATTATAGATGGTAAGTGTGTAAGGTATATTGGTAAGAAGAACTTTTACTCCGTCACCAAAAAGAAGATGGGTAAAAAGGCTTTGGCAGCTTTAACAGACCAAAGAGTTAAGAAGTACACAAAGGAGACTAAACTGAATTACAAGCAATACTATAGCAGTAATAAGGTTTTACAAGAGGCTCACAAAAAGAATACGGTTATTCACCGTGAAATCTTAACTATTTGCCATTCAGCTACAGAGCTTACATATCAGGAAACAAAGTACTTATTCCAATATGAGGTACTTGAGAAAGAAGAATTCCTAAACGGGAATATCTTAGGTAGGTTTTACAAAACAAAGTAATATGCGTTCAAAAGAAAAGGCTGAAGAGATCTATAAGAACTCTCTAAAACTTCACGGCCCAGAAAAAGCAAAGACAGAAGCATTGAACTCTGCTCATGCTGCTAAAGCTCTTGCTCCTATGGTTCATTGGGACTATTGGGAAAGAGTAGTAAATCACATAATTTCAAGATAACTATGACAGAATTAGAAATGACAGGCCTCTTAGTTAAGTTGGCCAATGAAGGCGTGACCGGACTTTTAGTAACTTATTCAGGTGGTGGAGATTCAGGTGCTATTGATGATATAGTATATACCACAGACAAATTAGATGAAGATGATGAGATTGCAATTGATCAGATTGATTCAATAGATACATATAGTCCAAATGCTAAGTATCTGCGTGCTTTAAGTTATAGTATGAATGATGATCTTAATGACTTTCTATCTCAGTATATTCTAGATGGTATTGAAGATTGGTGGAATAATGATGGGGGTTATGGTAAAGTAAGTATACTTGTACCTTCTGGTAAGTATAAAATCAACAATAGCATTTACATTACTCATACTGAAGATTACACTCATGAAGGTGATTTGCTAAGTGAAACTAAAGAGTAATGGCACATCCTTGTGAGCATGCTAAATCATCAGCTAGAAAGTTTGGTGGTTTGCCGGAGGATTATCAAAAGATTCATGAATGGTTTGATGAGACTAAGAGTTGGATTGCGCATTCTAAACACAGAATGTTCAGACACCACAGTGAAGGTATCTTTGAATGTGAAAGAATCTTTGGTCCATACATTATTAACTCTAATGGAAAGAAAGTATATACAAGGTATATAGGTGAACAGCATGTCAAAGAAGACTGCAACGGCTATATTCCTACGGCAAAAGAGTGGGTTGACAACATTAATAAGCCCACAGAATGGATGATTAAAACGTTAAAAATTGAAGACTGATGAATTTAAACAAGCAAGAAGCAGAGACACTTCTAAACATGTTGACCTCTGAAGACAAAGACAATGCATATGTAGCATTCCAGGCAATCAATGCATACAAGTTTAAGAAGGATGAAATTGGGTATTTAGCGTATCTGTATAAGTTTGGTAAGCCAGACAAGTCTCAATGGGAAGAGCACTCACCGACTGCATATAAGCAGTTAAAGAAGCACTTTGACATGGAACAACCGCTGACATATGCTAAGGCATTG